TCACCTGCTCGAGCACCTGAGCACGATCGCGAGGCGCACCGCCGAGCAGTCGTGGGAGCGCGTCGGCTTGCCTCGTCCCCCCGCGCGAGTCACCTGTGTTAAGCCGTCGGGTAACGCTGCGGTTAACCTCGGATGTGCGAGCGGTGTTCATCCTGAACACTCGCGACGCTATATCCGACGCATCCAGGTCCCCGCGAGCTCTCCTATCGTGCAAGCGTTCGCCTCTGCGAACCCCCAAGCGGTCGAGCGCTCAGTGTGGAGCGCGTCGGGCGAGGATCTGTGTCTCGCGTTCGCCATCACAGCGCCCGAGGACGCGCTGACGAGGGACGATCTCAGCGCGACGGAGTTCCTCTCGTGGGTGCGTCAGGTGCAAGGGGCATGGGTTAAGCGTGGCACGCTGAGAGCGGGGAGCGTCGAGGGGCTCACGCACAACGTCTCGAACACATGCACCGTGGGCGCGGACGAATGGGATGAGGTCGCGGAGACGCTCCTCAACGGTCGCGCGGAGTTTGGGGGCGTCTCGCTCCTCGGCGCGAGTGGCGATTACGACTATCCTCAAGCCCCGTTTCAAGCAGTACGTTTCCCCCACGAGATCGACGAGCTCGACCCGCATCGCGAGGCGAAGATCGCAGCGTATAATCTGTTCTGTCAACTTGAGGCGCAGTACACACCGATCGACTACTCGCAGATCATCGAGGACGACGACAACACGACATTAATGTTCGAGAGCGCGTGCGCTGGCGGTGCGTGCGAGATCTAATCGTCTGCACACTCCGCGAGCTCGACGGCGACGCGTAACGCCTTGACGCGACGATACACGCGACGCCCATATTTTACAGCGCGAGACCCCGCTCCCGCGTATGCGGTGAGCGCGCGGAGCTCATTCCCCCGCTCTCGCGTCAGGTAGTATTTCAACGCGCGGAGCCCCGCGTCGATCTCGTCGCACTCTCCCTCGCGAGGACACCAATACACGGGCATCGCTTGGAGGGGGCCGACTGCGCCGGACGGCGACTCGAGGTCCCTCTGAAAGCGGGTCTCCTCATAGGCGACGCTCACAGCGAGGGCGGGGTCGACGCCCATATCCTCGGCGCGCGTCGCGACCTCCTTACACACGAGGAGCGCTTCGTGCGCTACGTTTTTATGTTTGTGCGCGGTCGGCGCGTAGATCATCATAACGGCGATCAAGCAGAGCATGTTTGTATCCTGTGGTACGATAAACGAAAACGCGCATCATGTACCACGAGGAGCGCACGATGTCACGACCACTTTTACCCGCGTCAGCGATCGAGCGACGAGCGCTCAGCTCGGTGTCGCCCGTGTTCTACGATACGTACTATTGCGGGATGCGTTACGCGTCGCACCGCTCGAACTGGTTCGATCAACTCGATCGGACGTGGGAGGGTGCGCGCGAACAGGGAGACAAGGGACGGCAGCTCGTCCTCGCGCCGAGAGATCACGGTAAAACGGAGGCTGCAATCACTTACGCAGTTCGCGCGATCTGCTTGAATCGGGACGTTCGTATACTGTGGATCTGTGAGAGCGCGTCGCAAGCGGAGAAGCGTATGCGACGCGTTACAGCGCTCCTACGATCCGAGCGCATCGTCGCGGATTGGGCGAGCGATCCCGCGCGCGGGTGCACGCCGTTCGAGGACGAGGCGACGCCGTGGACACAGACGCAAGTGTATGTCCCGCGTAAGCTCGAATCCGTCGATCCCACAATCACGGCGATCGGATCGGGTGGCGCTGTAACGGGAGCACACTTCGATCTCATCCTCGCGGATGACCTCGAGAGTGACATGTCGTGTCACACGTCCGCGCAACGCGCAAAAACTAAGCGGTGGTTCAAGGCGACGGTGCTCCCGATGTTGTCGCGTGGCGGGCTGATCGCGGTCATAGGGACGCGCAAACACTACGATGATCTATATGGGGACATGATCCGCGATCCCTCGTGGGCGCTGATCGAGGACCCCGCGGTCGCGCAGATGCCGGAGAGCTACGCGTACGAGACAGAGACGCGCGACGGGCGCGAGGTGATCTGCGGTGTCTCGATCGAGGGAGAGGCGCGCGTACTCTGGCCCGAGGAGAGACCGATCGAGTATCTACTGCGAGAGCGTCGCTCGATGGGCGCGCAGCTGTTCGCGCGTGAGTTTCAGCACCAGGTACAAGACGACAGCGCGAGCGCGTTCCGCTTCGAGTGGTTGAGCGACGCGAAGAGTCGAGGGAGCGAGCTCTCGATGTACGAGATCCCGCCATACGTCGAGCGCTTGGAGATCGTTCAAGGTTGGGACTTCTCGCTCGTGCAATCAGTACGCGACGCGGAAGCCCGAGACACAGACTTTACGGTCGGGACGACGTGGGCGCGCGACCTCGACACGGGGGATCACTATCTCCTCGGGATGTTTAGACGGCGAGGACTCACGCCCGCGCAATTAAGGACCGCTGTGATCGAGGAGTTCAACCGCTTCAGGGGGCGCGTTTCGAGTATCGCGGTCGAGCGTAACGCGTTCGGTGAGATGCATTACGTCGGACTCAAACAATCGACGGACCTCCCGATCGTCCCGCACCTGACCACGGGCGCGAAGAAGGCGGACCCGTGGTCGGGTGTCGCGTCGTTGAGCGTGCTGTTCGAGAATGGGAAAGTGATCCTCCCCTCGCGCACCGAGCACGATCGCCGAATGATCGAGCCTTTGATCTCGGAGCTTTGGGGGCTCGGCAGAGAGAAACATGACGACACGGTCCTCTCGTTGTGGATCGCTCACAGCGTATTAAGGCGCGACCGCTTTTGTCATAGTTACGTCGACTCGACAGGCGCGATCTACGACGAGCGGGGAGACGTGCTCAACGCGGACGAGGTGGACGATGGGCTCGATATCTTTTGGAGCGAGGCGCTCCACGGTCACTACGTCACGCATTAAAGCGCGTGTGATATACTACGCGCGAGGAGGACTCATCGATGAGCACATACAAAACAATCTCGATCGAGCGAACGGGCGACGGCTCTGTCGTGTTCGATCACAGCGTCACGAAATGGCGCATGGACAGCTACCCCGCGAACGCGCAAGTCAGCGTCGAGGACCTGCCCGTCGGCGCGACGTTCGACGTAGACATTAGACCCGCGGGTCACATCGAGTTTAAACGTCACATCAGCGACGCGACGCCCGACGACCTGGTCATGCTGTCGGGTAAAGAAGCGCCGTTGTTCTCGGCGATCCGCGTCACCGTCGCGACCACGGGGGGCGCGACCATCACCGCACACGTCACACTCTGGGAGCGAGGTATTTAAATGAGCGTAATCTATACACAAGGGGGCGCTGCGAGCGTCGCCGACGCGACGACCACGACGAGCGGGAAGGTCCGACTCGCGACGATCGCAGAGGCGGGAGGCACGAGCGAAGCGATCGCGGTCACACCCGCGGGACTTCAAGCCGAGATCTCAAGCCTCGCGAACGGGCTGATTTATCGCGGGGCGATTGACGTCGCGGACTTCGGGACGGCGCTCGCATCGGCGTCGCTCGGCGACTACTACAAGATCTCGACCGGTGGGACGAGCGGGGGCGTCGTCTACAGCGTGGGCGACTCGATCATCGTTAACGCGGACATGGGCGGGACGTTCAGCGACGCGAAGCTCGATCGGATCGACAACGTCGACCCCTCGACGAGCGACGAGATCACAGGCAATCACAACGCGACGAACTACACCGCGACGAACAGCGACACGCTTACGACTCACCTGAGCGGGCTCGACGCGAAGCTCGGCACACTCGCAACGGTGGCGACGAGTGGAGCATACGCGGATCTCTCGGGGACGCCAACGCTCGCGACTGTCGCGACGAGCGGAGACTACGCGGATCTCGCGAACAAGCCGAGCGCGGACGACCTCAACGCGGATCACGCGACGCCCTCGAACTACACAGCAGCGGACGTTAACATCGACGACCACCTCATCGGCATCGATAACGCGCTCGGTCTCCTCGCGCCCCTCGCGTCTCCCACGTTCTCAGGTGTTCCCGAGGCTCCCACAGCGACCGCAGGAACGAACACACAACAGATCGCGACGACCGCGTTCGTCTCCGCAGCGGTGACTGCTGCGGGTGGACTCTCGAACATCGTCGAGGACACCTCCCCGCAGCTCGGGAACCCGCTCGACGTGAATGGTCACGCGATCACCTCGGCGAGTAACGGGGACGTCACACTCGACCCCGACGGGACGGGCGATATCGCGATCGGCGCGGACCTCATCCCCGACGCCGACGGGACGCACACCATCGGCTCGGAAGATGCGCGCTACGTGTCGACTTACAGCGACCTCAACGGCGCGATTCGATTCAAAGCGCAGAACGACGAGGGGGCGCAAATCGTCAAAGGCCAGCCCGTCTACATCAAGGGACTCGCGGGGAACGGGACCACGCCGACCGTCGGGCTCGCAGACGCAGACGACGCAACGAAGATGCCCGCGTTCGGCATCGCTCAGAACACCGCGAACAACGGCGCGGAGCGC